TTTCTCCTAATCAAAAGATTTGTTACAATCCGCCCGCCTTGCGCAAGGTAGGCGACGTATGGCTATATGCAGGCTTATTCTGCGTAGCTGGTAACAACGAGCATTCCTAGTGCCGTTGTTATCGCCGTCTTTTCTTTACTGAATTAAACTTTGTGCAGGGTAAACTCTCCTTTTAACTTTTCTCTTTATTAAATATAGCTGCTAGTTGATTTGGACTAAACCGCCAACCGCTCTCGCCACCGCAAATCGCATTAAAACACCATTCACTGCAAAAATATTTTGAGCGTTTTTGTTTGATGCCTAGCACAATCCCTAACGCACCCCACCAGTCATATTTACAGCCCAAAGTGCGGTCAAAATAAGCTTTGATTTGTGCTTCAGTAACTCCCTCTAGCTCAATTAAATCCCATTTTTCTCTATCATAAACATCAATTTGCTTACAACGTACACCGCCGTCTCGAATTGAAGACGAATAACACTCGTACATCACTTCTGTTTCATAGTGATGCCCACTGACAAATACTTCTTTCATTACTGCAATTTCACAATGCGAATACACGCCTTTTGTCAATTTACGAGTGAGCCAGTCACTCAAACGTGCCAAAAGTGCGCTCGGGTTTTTACCCGTTTTTTTACCTTTGTATAATGCGAGATAGATTTTAGCGCCTATCATTGTTGTGCCTCCGCTAATGTTTGCATTTTACCTATAATATCGTCATGAATACGTTGCAGTTCTTCATCACTCAACGCCTCATGCTTTAACTCATACTTACGCATTCTTTGCACTGCTAATTGTTGTTGCAATGTACGCAAGCTTTCTGCTTGCTGAAGAATCAAAAGTGACGCAGACTGATTATCAAGACCTGCAACCGTTGCAAAACTGCTGATATAAACGCTTACTTCTCCAGCAAAATTTGCTTCTTTAAAGGCAATAGCGGCAGCTTCTCGCTCCTTATACTCTTCGGCAAACCTTGTCCATCTTGCACTAATGTTAGCTGCTGTATCATCAATGCTATCAACTAGATTTTTAATGAGTTCACGCTTAATTTCAGTTTTCTTTTTTTTATCAACAACCCAGCTGTTTCCGTTCCATTTGTGTAATTCTGTTGGTTGTCTATCAACTAGAATGTATTGACTTTTAAAATCAATAAGTTGTTTAGTCTCAAGCTCTGATTCGTTTTCTACTTCCATTTCCACAAAATCATTTAAGTTTTGAGGAATAGGGAAAATTTGATAACTATTCAAATTTTCTTTTAAAAAATAGACTTTCATTAATCACTCCTTCATCGAATATCAATACGTTTTACAAAACGACCAGCAAGATTTTGAATTTGTATTGTTGTACCGTCTCTATCAACAGTCACAGCGAATGTCTTGACTTCTACATAATAAATAGGTCTACCACCATTGCTGTGTGCATTTACTTCACGAACATCAAGCCAACGAACTCTGCCACCTTTTTTACCTTCAATTTCTGCACCCACTTCAAAACTGACGATTTCAATATCGTTATTATCATCAAGGCTGTGACTTTCTGATGATTGAAGATAAAAAATTAACGTTTTACCGAAGCACTTCTCTGATATAGTAATTTGCCCAGAACCCACGTTACCTTGCCAGACTGTTTTTAATGTGCCAATTTGAGATAAATTCTCTTGTGCCTGCAAAAATTGCTGATTTATATCAGCTTTTGCATTGTTGATTTCTCGCAAAGTTGATTGTTTATTTTCTTCTATTTTTTGTTCAACACGCTCAGATAACGCTTGCATATTTTGCGCAAGTGTACCCGCATCTAAAGCCCCAGCATTTTCAACAACACCGAATGCCTTCACCCAGAATTGCACGTCATCAAATGTGTTTTTTGCTTTGATGCATAATTTGAGAGCAATCGCTCGCGGTCTTGTTTCAGCTCCCCCCGTAGCCATTGGGCTATCTAATAGCGGATGCATAAATCCATTATCACTGAGATTATCATCAGTTGTAGTTGCAGTGCGTAATCGTGAATCTATAACTGTTTTCGTTTTGTCATAAAAAATATTACTATCACTTGAATTAACCCAGTGTGTTCTCACTTTGTGAACGTGCTTTTTAATCTCATCACTTTGCGTTTCACCAACAGATAAATTGTTTGATGCATTTCTAATAAATCGGTCTTCAGCTAATGGCACATTTGAAATAGAACCATATTTACCGACTAAGTAACGATATAACTCAGGGTAATTTTGCTGTGTAACGGTTGTTCTGATTGAATCAAAGGCAATCCAGCCAGTGGGAATGTTATCCACGGCAAAATAAGCCGTCATGCCTACATCGCTACGATGTAAATTCGGTAAGATGTCACTATTCCCATTAGCGACATATAAGTCAGGATAAGTTGCTCGATTAAACGTACCGCCAATTGCTCTTAGATAACCGCGAGGATTCATGCCTTTTGGAAAAGACACAACTGCACCCAGTGGTACACCTTTCCCTGCTAATTCTTTATTTAATTCGCCAAGCGCGAACTCAGAAGCGGATTTTGATTTATCAGTGCCATTGGTTTTGTGTGACAACACTGTTTGTACAGCGGTCGTATCTGTTGCTCTTTTTGTTGCAATATCACGTACTTTTTTTAAAGCATAACTCGTTGCAATAGTGTCTGAACTTGAGCTGTTATCAGCATTTGATTTCTTGCTGTTTGGAATATAGTTATTTAGCGCATTTCTCACAGCAATCACTAACGCTTTAACAACATTTACTGCTTTCGGTGTCGCTGCTTTATCCTCTGCATCTGAATCAGTGTTTGAGTCGAGTTGTACTAACCCAGTTTGTTCTGTTGAGGCGTTCTGTGCGATATAGCGCTTCTCAACCTCTGTTTTGAGATATTTTGTGCGATTTGCTAATTGTTTAATGGGTTTATTCGTAATGCCGTCCTCACCCCCGTGCACGGGATCGTTTTCCTCTATACGATAAATTTCGGTTTCCCATTTATTGGTTTCGTTCAAACCAGCCATGATTTAAATCCTCTTTAAACGCTTTTAAAATTTATACAGAACCATGATTATATTGCTTGTTGTATCGTACTTTATTGTTGTAGAGTACTGGTGCAGACTTATAGTCAAGCACACCCAGCAAACAACGTGCTGGCACAAAATTCCTTAATATTTTCCGAATTTCGACCGCTTGCTCATTTGTCACAGGCTTACTTAGCTGAATGCCGTAATATGCCCATCTCTCATCTGATGGAATTTTATTGACGAAGGTATTTGCGCTGTAATCACGATTTTTTAGCCCTTCATCAATTTCAATCTCTCCAAATCCAAGTTGACGAATTACTTCACGAACAGACCAAGGCGTGCCTTTGTGTCTGTGTAACTCAACGGATTTTTTAATCAACCCTTTTTTAGATTCTTGCGTCGTCGCTAAAAACAGCCCGTCATAACCTGTGACGCTCCATTTTTCCGCAAGCACTTCAATAAAGCGGTCGTCGAGTAAATCGACGAGCGTAGTCATAATAGGCGAGAGCTTAAACTGAGGTAGTCTTTGCCCAAGTTCCGCCAGTGCGGTGTATTTTGCATCTCGTGCGATAATATCTGGGTAACGTAATCTAGCCATTTGTTCTCTCGCTTTCGACTTCTACGCTAATTGCAGTACAGTTTGCCCATTCATTTTCTGCCACTACAATTTTTTGCGGTGAAGTGAGGGTGACGTCATAGACACCCTCAACACGCAAAGCACTGATTAATGCTGACGGCACTACATCCAGCCCTAGCTTTTTCGTTTTATCTGAAAGATAAAATTGAAGCGCATCACGAGCTTTGGTTTTCACAATATCTTCACGAAATCCATCAAGTAGCTTTAATGTGGCTGTAATTTGATAGTCCCTTTGTGTAGGGGCTTTTACTTCAACAGTATCGCAAAGCGGACGTCGTTTTTCGCCACTGACATATTGCTTGATGTCATTAAGCAATCGGCTATCAGGGATGCCTTCTTTTGTCAGTACCGTAATGCGGACTAAACCGCCTTTGGGTGTTGCCACATTCACATCTGCAATAGCTTGAGACACTGCACGCACGTGGTAATCATAAGCAGCCACTGAACCACAGGTTGAGAATGCTTCAGGGGCGCTCAAAATACGCTTGCGATAGTCATCATCACTTTCTTGCACAAGGCCGCCACTTGGCACATCAATGTTGCTCACTTTAACTTCAAGGGAGGTCATTAATGGACTTTTTAAGGTTTTTACTCGCCCGATTTCCCAGCCATTACCCATGGTGCCTTTAATATTGGCTTGTGCCTCAATTTCTACATAGCTGATAAGTGGTGTAATGACATCATCGTTAAGGGTGATAAATTCCAACTTTTCATCAACTGCAACACGAGTTCCTTTAGGGATTAACACGAGAGGGTGGGTGGCTTCTATGCTGAAGCGTAAAACACAACGAGCAGGTTTGTCTTGTAAACGATAGCACCCCATAGGCTCGCCACATAAATCAAGGGCTAGTCCTTTGGCAAATTGTGGAAAAGTATTTAAGAAAGCTTCATTGATACCTTTTCGCACTAACAATTCACGATAGGCATAAGACTGAATAATTGAGCGTTCAATATGTGCTGGTTGCAATGTTTTGCCAGTGCGTTTTTCATAATCTGCAATGGTATCTGCAAGGATTTGTTTCACATCTTCAGACACAATTTTTACATCATCCGCTTTCATTATCCCTTGACCTCTGTTGAATAGATTTCACGATAGACATCTTCTTTTAACGACCAAAAAATAGTGAACGTAAAGTGCGGTGCATTTCCACTGACTTTGACTTCATCAATCTCAATCCGCTTCTCAAAACGCTGTAATGCAAAGGTAATTTCACGCACGAAGTTGGGTACGGCAAGATCTTCAGGTTGGTCAATATAACGAAAATGATCACTGCCAAATTCAGGGCGTAAAATATCAGTGCCTTTTATGGTGTTGAGAATGTTGGCAATACAAAGATGAATATCATCAATGCCCTGAATAACTGATTGCACTTCATCATTCGGGGCAAGTTGCCAGTGTGTCGTTAAGTGAGTATGTGTATTCATAGCCCTGATATTACAGGGCAGCAGGGAAAATTGATTTTAAAGCGCTTTAAAGAATTATTTCGCAATACTAGTATCTTTACCGTCGCCTTGCTCAGTATGTTTGTGAGTTTTTAGACTAATATTATCAGCTTTAATGTCACCACCTTTCGTCTCAAGTGAGCCATTAATCATCGCTGTAGCACCACCACCGCCATAACCTGTCATACCTTTCATATAAGTCAATGCGCCTTTAACCATAAGGTCCCCTGTGGTTTCTGTTGCTGGACAATCTATGGTAACTTTTGATGGAGATTTTATTAAAACCTCGCCAACAGCAGATACTTCAACATTACCAGAATTTCGGTCGTGTTTGATTATTGTGCCGTTGCTGAATTTTTTCATCCAAATGTTACTGTCACCTGTTGGTGTTGGGTCTTGGGCATTAAAAATTGCGCCTAACACACAACCACCTTCACCTCGTGCATCGAGTATTATTGCGACCAATTCGCCCACATCAGGCAGACAATAAAATTGATTACCGCCTGCATTGGGTGTCAGATAAGAAAGCCACGCTGTTTCCAAGTCATCAAGTGCGGGAATTTTACATCTCACTTTGTGTTTTGTACTGTCCACCGCACTGACAATGCCTTCTTGGTAAGTCGCAGTGAAATTATGGGTTTGCATTGTGTTTCTCCATTGATTGTGTCACTAGGTCATCAGCAATAAATTCAAGCAATCTCACGTCTATTGTCGTTGTGTAGCCTTGATTGCGATAAATCGTATGGTGTGATGATTTAATCAAATATTTCCCTGAAAACACACCTAGATTGCGTAATAAAATGGTATTGCCTGCGACTAATTTAGGGTTGCCCCAAAGTTTAATCGTGCCAGATTGCTGGTCGTCATTTTGTTCTGCAAGTGCTGCTTCACCTCTTGCATCAATTTGCTCTTGGCTTTCGCCACGTGTTACAATTTGCAAGCTATCTTCACTAGATTTCGCCGCTTGGGAAACATCTTCACGTTTTGCCTTTGCTTTTTTACTTT